TCGTTTAAGGTTGCCGATAAGATTGCAGATGACAATTACAATAAAGCTGTGCGTCAAGCTGAAGCTGATGGCAAGACAAATGCTGTTGTCCGTAATCCTGAAACCAATGAAATAGAACCTCTTGTAAACCTAGATTACACAAAAGCCAATGATGGCTTTATGACTGATGCACAAAGGGAAGATGTTAAGAGAGTATGGCGTGATGCTGCTTTTCAAACATATGCTTCCTCTGTGGGCAATGATGCTGTTGCTGATGCAACAAAGGTCTTTATTGATAACAAAACAGACCCAGATGCTATTCGTGGTGCATTGAGTGGAAAACTAGAGTCTCTGCAAGGAACTCTAGACCCAACTCTTTATGCGCTTGTTGAGCCTAAAATTACTTCTGCTTATAGAGCTGCTGAAAACAAGGCGTTTGCTAACCAACAGATTGCTACTAATGAAAGAGCAAATGTAGAAAACGTTACAGCCTTAAATCACAATGTAGATCAGATAGGGATTCTGTCGTCTGCACTAACAGGCGATAATTCTAAAGATGCTAAATTACTTGATCGTATCTCTGAGCTTAGAGAAGAAAATGAAGCTATTTATGAAGCTTTAGAAGTTCATGAATACGGCATTGCTGAAATTCAAAAGTTGAAGGTTGCTGAAGCAACAAGAGTTGCTGACAAGGTTTCAACATCTATAGCAGAAAAGATATATTACGCACCTGAGGGTGGCCTTTCTGCTGCTGTCGAAGCTGCTCATGCAGCTGAGGATCAGTTTGCAAATAGTCCAGACGTTGATGGTGAAAAGATTAAGCAACGTATGCTAGCGCATATTTCTAGCTTAGAGCTTATTGAAAAATCAAAAATATCTGAATCGGTTAAATCTGATAAGGCCATATCAGGGGAAGCCGAGTTAAGAATTCGTTCTGATGTTTCCAAAATCTCTCGTGAAGAGATTATGGGAATGAACATTAGCGATGATGGTATAAAGGCTTCGCTAATTAATATGTATGATTCTGAAGTGTCTGCGGTTCAAAAGACAGCCAAAGAAAAAGACAAAATATTGAAGGATGCTTATAAAGAGGTTTTTGATAAAAACTTCAATGTTTTTATTGATGAGTCTTTATCTCAAAGCCAAAGAGACTCTGCTTCTTCATTCATTGAGTCAATGTATACAAATGGCTTGGTAGAGCCTGCTGAATGGAGAACCTATGTAAAGTCAAAGAATACTATTGTAAAAAACTCTATTAAGGGAATGGGTAGGTCTGTTCTTGCAAACATTGACATGCAAATGTCAAAAGCAAGCAATTATGTAACTCACCCCTCTGTTTTTGCTGGAATGGAAAAGCAACTCATAGCCGAAAAGGTTATTGGAGAAGGTCGTGCTATTACTCTTGATTCTTGGAGAAGCAAGGTTGAATCATACAGAAACAACTGGTCGATTGCTGACAAGAAAAGAAGAGACACAATGTCGGCAAAGACAAAAGCTGAAAATGGAACTGATCTAGGTCCTAAAGATCAGTCTCTTTTAGTTGAAGCTTCTGAAGTTATATTTCAAAAAGATCCCGCAAATGAAAGCATATTCTTTCATTCAGATCCTGACATTCGTGAAGAAAATTTTCAAAAAGCAGTTCAGTTCACTCTCTCTAACAAGTTTGTTCATCCAGAAATGGTTAGCGCAATGAACAGTATGTATAATTCTATATCTGATGAGAGATCATTTGATGTTTCTATTCAGCTATTTAACAAATTATACAAAAGTCTTTTTGATTCACTTTCTGGAAAAGGCACAACAGGATCTCCATCTTTGATTGTTGAATCAATGCTTACTAAAAGCGGGATTAATCCTTCTGACTATGCTATTGCAAGAACCCTTTCTTTTAAAGGTTGGCAAGATTGGATTGCTGGCAAATCAAAAGTTACTAATGGTGGTAGAATTGAAAATAGCTTCAAATCTGTTTTTGGCAAAGACATTACTACTGTTATTAACTCAAATATTGGTAAGGCAATAGAAGGCTCTGCTGTTGTTGAAACTTTGCTTAATAACACCTTTTGGGAAAGCGAAAGAGATCCAAGAGCATTGTTTGTTATAGACCAGCTTCTTGAGTCTGGGCCTCAAGGTAAATCTTTTGATGAAACAGATATTATTATTAATGATGCTCGTCTTTCTGAGTACTTAAGGGTGGCTGTCCCTTCTATTATGATTAAAAGTCAATATGAGTTTAATGAAAAAAATGTTCAATTTGCAACAAGGGAAGCAATTGTAAACATTGCTGGAAATCTAGGCATTAACTTTGATGAAGATGGAACTCCTAGTATTGGAATAAACACTTGGTATAAGCAAGCTTCTGCAAGTCTTGGTGCTGATGCTCAAATTGTTCCGGGTGGAGTTGAAGGTTCATTCTTTAGAGAAATTCGCAGACAAGCCTTACGTCCTGATGTTGTTTTGGATCAGCGTATTAGAGATATGATTGAGAATGATGAAGGTGTTATCAAGGTTTATCCTGATGAATTCTACGGTGCTGAACAGACTTATAGCGTTTATATTGAATCCGAAGAAGGTGTTAACACAAAGATTCTTAGCGGATTTCATTATGATTATAAGAGGTCTCTGGATTATGGCGTTATGCAGACAGCTGTTAACAGAGTCAAGAATAGCACACTGAAAAACTTTTTAAGCCATGCTGGTGTTATAAAGCCTTCTGTGCTGGAAAGGGTTCATCAAGATATTCTTAATGACTATAATGATGATGCGAATCTGATTGGTCTTAATGAGCCTCAGAAGTTTATTGGTGCAATGGAGCTTCTCACTAATGCGCTTAATGCTGCTAAACCTGTTGCTGGTTGGTTAACAGGAAAGTCTTATGTAATTGATCCAAAAGTAGATGCAGATGATGTTAAAGTTCTTCGTGCTTGGCTTAATGGTGATTTTGCAAGCGAGAAACTGTTCAACCAAGCCTTGCAGGAGAGTTTAAGTGAGTAATATTGACTGGGACTTTATTCTAAGCAAAGAAGGCTTTAAGACAAAAGGTTATGTTCCTGATGCAGAAAACTCTGACTCTGGCGTTACGATTGCCAGTGGCTTTGACCTTGGGGCAAGAAACCTTTCTGATTTAGAGGGTTTGCCTAATGATATTATTGAAACCCTAACGCCTTATTTGGGCGTTAAGGGTGCTTCTGCTTCAGAAATTGCTAGCCAATTAAACATTAATGAAGATCAGGCAAGAACTATTAATGAGTTTGTTAAAGGCAAAGAACTCTCTAAGTTAAAGCAAAAGTGGCAAGAGAAAACAGGCAAGTCTTTTGATGATCTGCCTATGAATGAAGCCACTGTAATTGCTTCGGTTGCTTTTCAGTATGGTGATCTTGAGTCAAGAACTCCTAACTTCTGGAATCAAGTTACATCTGGTGACTGGGAGTCTGCTGTTTCCAACTTAAATGATTTTGGAGACAGATACTCAACTCGTCGCAGAAGCGAAGCACAGTATTATGAATCAAAAAAAAAGACTAAAATAGAGTCGCCATATTCTGAAATTAAGGTTCCTGATTGGTGGATGGGCAAAGAGCCTTCCCTAAAGCTTAATCAAGAGCCTGACGTTCCTCTAAGCCCTAAAGGCATACTGCCTGAAGAAAAGCCAGCAACTAGCTATGATCCAGCTAATATATCCGAGATTATACGTCGTGATATTGATGAAGTTGGACCTGTTGCTGAGACTCTTCGTAAGAACGAATTTGGCGAAGCTAGTCCATTGTACTTCAATGAAAACTCATCTCAGATATGGGCAGCAGCAATGCGCCAGTACAATCCTGTTGTTGCGCTTCGTGACTACATTATGGATCTTACTGTTGATGATTATGAAGAGCCGGGATTTGACCCAGCTATGGATCCAAGAGTTGAGGAAATGCCTGAGCTTCGTTGGAGAGCTATGCATGCCAAAAGCTCTCAAGAGATTGATAGGATTGTAGATAATCTTCAAAAGGAACGTTACGATCAGGATATTTTGTCTTCTTCCGATTCAGGTGTTGCTAGCTTAACTGCTTCTTTACTAGCTCCATCTACATTGGCTCCTATGGCTCCTCTTCGCTATATGCAAGCAAGCTCGCTTCCTAAACGTTTTATAGGCGGTGCTGCTTTTAGTGCGGCAGCTGTAGCTCCTGAGCAGTTAGTTTTAAATGCAGCAAGAGAAGACAGAACCTTAACTGACAGTGTTGTTGCACTAAGTTTGGCTTCTCTTATTGGCGGTACTGCAAACGCTGCTTTTGGAAAATATGTTGGTAAATCAATCTCTAAGCGAAGAGCAGCAAGAGAAGCTTCTTATGAAGCCAAGTATACAGAAAATGTCTATGAATCTGCTGGTGCATCGGTATCACCAGAAAGAGCGAGGCAGACAGCTTACGCAACCATGGAACGTGATGCTGCAAAAGAAACAGGCGTTAAGCTAGAGAAGCTTGGATGGAATCCTGTGTTTCGTATGCTAAAAAGCAATAATCCTATAGTTAGGGGGCTTGCTGGTGAAATGGTTGACATGGGCGGCATCATGACAAAGCGAGTTGATGAGGAACTTGCTATGGGGCAGTCTGTAGAAACAACATTTAGAACTCGTTATTTATCAGAGCTTTTGGAAGCCGTTAGAAAAAGCGATGAAGCTTACCTTTCCTATCGTGGGAAAGTTGCAAGCGATAGCGATATTGTAAGGTCTTTTCAAATACTTGGCTCTCAGGTTAAGGACAAGTTTTCTAGAACATCAGAATATTTATCTGAAGTTGACTTTAGAGTTCGTATTGGCAAAGCAATGCGTCGTGGAGATCTTGATGAGATTGGCGATGCTGCTTCACCATTTGTTACTCAAGCTGCTGTTGCTGCAAGAAAGCAATTTAATCTTATTAAGAAAGAAGCGGAAGAAGTTGGTCTGTTTCAAAAAGAAATCCAGAAAGCAATAGACAACGCAAGAGCTTCTGGCGATGAGGCTATGGTAAGGCGTTTGACCGCAAAACTAAGACAGGTGCAAAGCCAAGGCGTATCCGTAAACACAGCTGCAAGCTACTTGCCAAGGTTGTACCGTGTTGATCGTATAATGAAAGATCCGCAAGCATTTGTTTCAATAGTTCGTTCTTGGCTTATTGAAACAAAGGGTCTTAGCAGAGAAGAAGCTCAGTCTGTTGCTGATGAAATTTTTGATTCGGTGACAAAGAGCAAGCCATATCTTGATGTTAACACAGGAGATCTTGATGACTTGCTATCTCCGTCTAGCTCAAAGATGCGTACTTTTGAAATACCAGATGAGCTTATAGAAGACTTTCTTGAGAGTGACGTTGAGGTTTTGCTGCGGCATCACACTCGCACAATGGGCATGGACATTGAAATTGCCAGACGTTTTGGCGACATTGATATGAGAAATGTCATTGATAATGTTACCTCAGAATATAATCGTTTAATTGACGAAGCTGCTGATATTACAGAAAAGCAAGCATTAAGAAAGCAGCTAACCGATGATCTTCGAGACATTCGTGGTTTGCGTGACAGATTGCGTGGCACATATGGAGCATCTAAAGACCCACATGCTATGAGCAGTCGTTTTGTGAGAACAATGAAATCATTTAATGTTCTTGTTGGCATGGGCGGTGCGATGGTGTCATCAATACCCGATGTTGCAAGAATTGTTATGGTTGAAGGATTTGAGCAAGCTTATGGCAAGGGCCTTAAAGTTCATTTTGGAAGGCAATCTACTCAGATAAACAGGTTATCTAAGAACGAACTTAGAAAAGCTGCTGTTGCTGCTGACGCTGTTCTTGGTTTAAGAGCACATGCTTTTGCGGATCTTGGTGACGTTTTTGGAAACAGGTTTGCTGTAGAACGTGTGTTAAACGCAAGCACTGGCGTAATGTTTTTGCTTAATGGCCTTAATATCTGGAACCAGACTTTAAAGGAATTTGCTGGAAACGTTACAATGCTTCGTATGACAGAAGGCATAATGAAGCCTTGGGAAAGACTAAGCAGATCTGACAAAGAAAAGTTCTTAAAGAATGGTATAGATCAGCAAGCTCATATGCGTATGCAGCAACAGATACGTCAGCATGGTGAACAGTTCGATGGCGAGTGGATGCCTAATACTGATTCTTGGACTGATGCAACTATGCGTTTAACTTTTAGGAACGCATTAAATCAGAATGTTGAGCGTATTATTATTACTCCTGGGGCTGGTGATAGAGCTTTATGGACATCAACAGAGTTTGGCTCGTTGATTACTCAGTTTAAGTCATATGGTCAGGCATCTAATGTTCGTATGCTTACTTCTGGTTTACAAGAGCGTGATGGTGCTTTTTGGCAAGGCGCATTTCTTCTTGTAGGTCTTGGCGCAATGGTTAATGAGTTAAAGCGCAAACAGTATGGTATTGATCGCAAAGAGACATTTGATGAAAAGCTTATCAATGCAATAGATCGTAGCGGTATTACTGGTTACTTTATGGATGTAAATAATGCTGTAGAAAAGCTTAGTAACAATCGTCTTGGATTACGCCCATCTTTAACAGATCAGCGTTCATATCCTATGCCTACAGGTGCAAAGCTAAGTGCTACATTAGGCCCTACTGCTGGTAACATAACAAACCTTGCTGGTATTATGACAGATGTTATAACAGGGCAAGCAGATCAAAAGACTGCTGATAGCCTTAGGTTTTTGCAGCCATTTGGAAATCATCCTGTTGGTGATCCGTTTTTTGACTGGGCTTATGGTCAAAACAAATAGTAACTATGTGAATTTAATAGGATAAGCCAACAGAGTATAAGGGGATATTATGGCTACTATATCAATTGCAGATAATGACGCTAGAGTTCAATACACTCAAGCAGTTAACGGAATAGATAATGATCCTAGTCCTGCGGCTACGGAGCTTACTATTGATTTTCCGTTTTTTAACGTTGATGAAATTAACGTAATTAGAACAACGTCTTCTGGTGTAGACACAATTCTTACTAGAGGTACTGGAACAGGAACTTTTACAGTTACTGGTCAAGCCGTTGATGATGGTTTTTCTGGTGGTAATATTAAGTTGCATGATACAGATGCAGCGGTTGACACTACCTACACAATATTTAGAGACATACCTATTGAGAGAGTCACGGACTTTCCAACATCAGGTCCGTTTAATATTAATGCACTGAATACTGAGCTAGACAAAGCTTTTGCAATTAAGCAAGAACTTGAAACACAATTAAGCAGAACTATTAGGCTTACTGATTCAGACCCTTCTGCTGCTCTTTCTCTTGTTTTGCCAAAAGCGGCTGACAGGTCTGGAAAGTTTTTGTCTTTTGATT